CCTGTTAGTTGTTGATACGAAACTGCTGGACGGAAATCGATAACATCTGATAATCTCTTTGATTGGAAATATCCAATAGTTGAATATCCATCTACATATGAATCTACAGATGCATAATCTCCAACACCATGACTATAATAAGAGTAGATTGCAACAGGACGACCACCACAAGGCAAACTTCCAGATTTTAAATCAAGTTCGCCCAATTGAATAATTGAAGGTTTTTGTCCGTCAAATAAGTTATATCTATCAGTTATATCATTAATTTTTACTGGAACTTCTGTTGGTGCCGTAATTAGCTGTCCTGCAGCATATGCTGTTTCTATCTGAACTTTGAATGGGTTTTCAATTCCACTAACTGTCAATAAATTTGCAAGAGTAACAAGATTTGGAGTTACAGAAACATCCAAATTCACATTAAATGGAGATTGTCCAGTTTGTTCATAGAAATCATATGCACTTCTAGCAAATGCAAAATCATCAGCTGTCATTTCATGAATATACTTTTTAGTATCAGACACAACATCAACTCTATATGCAACATTATTAACATTACAAGTATCATATAATTTTACCAATTCTCTAACATCAGAATTTTTTAGTTGCAAATTTGAAAGACTGAGACTTAAATCTGATGCCGCACCAACAGCAAATGTTGGATTTACAGTTCCAGTAGCATTACTACTGTTTGTACCTAAAATGTCAGTGCCATATGTTGTGGAAGGATCGTTTGTTGCGCCAGTAGTATTATTATAGTTTACTGGTGTAATGTCCGCCCCAGTAGAATTTACAAGACTAAATGGTAACTCAATAACATTTCTAATGAGAGTTTTTGTTTTTTCTTTTGCCGAAGTTTTTCTTACGGGCGCATAGACAATAAGTCCACTCGAACCTGCCGGCAATGTATCAGAAGAAACATTGAAAGTGACTGTTCTTAAATCTGTAGAAAACGAAAAATTTGAAATAAATCCAACATCACCATTATTCAAATTAGTGGTTGCAGAAGAAAAAATAGAGTATTTGTTTGGAATGTTTTCAAAAAATGCATCTGCCTCAGTTATTGTAAGTGTTACATTTCCATTTGTTGGTGAAGTGCTAACACTATCAAATCTTTTTATGACTGAATATTGTGTATCGATAGAAGAAAGTCCACTAACAGGATCGATATTTCTAGCAGTCTGTACCCAATCATGTCCTATTGGAATAATACTCGAACCATTTGTATTATTAAGAACAGATTTACTAAAAATTCTTGCTGTAGCATTTCCCACATCTGCCGTTTGTGATCCATTCCAAGAGGTTCCACCAACAGTAGAAACATCTGCCGAAGGAATCGCTTCATTAATAACTTCATTTACTGTGAAAGAACCAGAAGGTAAAATGCCTGTACCTTCTGCGCCGGCTGCAATATTTCCAGAGTTAAGAGGTTTTACTAACATAATTGAATAGATAGAATTATAGTAATAGTTAATTCCTCTAAAATTAACATTAAATCTATCATAAATCATACTCTTATCGGTAAATCCGCCTTGTACATCCGTTAGTTGTAATTGAGTAAGAATGTTTGCTCCATTTTCATAAATTAGAGAACCAATTCCTGTTGGGGTGACTTCTGCTCTAGAAACAATAGACCGAGCATCAGACATATTATATGGTTGTGATGTTCTAGGGTTTGTTTCATACTCTATATCATATAAATATACTTTATAGATTGCAGACTCTTTACTTTTTTCCACATCAGTTGTTGGACGATAGTTTGATTGTAAGTAATTATTTTTCTTTGCATCAGAAGATGAATCTGCAAAATATTCAACTGCCTTTACTTTTGCAGTTGCAATAACATCAGTTCCATATATATTCGTTCCTAATGCAGTTCCGCCACCTTGATAAAATGTATCATCTTCATCATATGTAATAGTTGTTAAGTAGTTCGATTCCGATTCATCAATATTCTCGTTTACACTTACAAATTTTGTAAGGCCTGAGTTAGAAATATGAACATTTACCAATTTTACCGATTCATCAATTTTGAATAATCCCTTGGTATCAGTAACATAAATGAAGGCTCCTAAATTTACCGGCATATATTTGTTGTTTATTTGATAATTGTTTCTCGACTTATCAAATACAATATATTTTCCTTGTCTTGAAGAAGGTTTACGTTCAATCTCATATCCTTTCACATAAGCCTTTCCAGATTCTACACCTATTGCAAGTTTATCTCTAATAGCAGTCATAAGATTTTCATGATTATTTGCCGGATAGTATTTCAATCCAGTCTCGTCTAAATTTTGTTCTGGATAATTTTGACGATCAACAGAGGAGATAGTGTGCGCCTGACCTTGGCCGTTGATTACCCATCCAATGTCATCACTAAATCCCCAATCAAATGCAAACTGTCTTGCAGCAACTTCTGTGTCAAATTCAAAATCTGACATCGAAAACACACCACCATTATTATTTTCTTTATAATATTCTCTGATATCTAATTTAAACGGCCTGATTGTAAAATCACCATCTGTATCGTATGTTCTTCTTGCTAAGGTTTTCAATAGAACAGAATAATCTGTATTTTCAACATAATTATTAATATAACCATCTTTAACTGCTATTAATTCTACAAAATTATTTGTATCAATAACATCATAATCTCTTTTTGTAAGTGTTAACTGAACTTTATATCTGTCTGCTCCGGGCGAATTGAAATTTGGAGTTCCTAATGCATTATCAAGCAAACTGGTATCATCACTGTTATTTACAATACTTTCAGAGATTTCTAGACCAATGCGATATGATGGTTTGTTATTATATTTGTCTAGAATAATACTTTGTGATGCAACTCTTACTAGTTTGCCACCAATATAATAAACCCCTTCTTCAATAAATGCGAGAGAGCCTACACCAATTGGATTTAATACTTGGGCGTTTGTTTGGACTGTACAAATTAAATTGACGCCATCGTCTGTAGTAGCAACAAGTTCTTCTCCCTCGACAAATGTGGAGGTTTGTCCTTCAGAAAGAGTGACACTTTCTCCATTGACAGTGAAAGTTGCTGTTCCATTTTCTAAAATATTTACTGTTGTGCCATCAGAGAATGTTGTGTTTCCTGAAGTTGTGCTATCTAAATATTTAACATATAGAGTAGTTAACTCATCATTAGAACCATCGATAACATCATCATTATTTAAATCAACAGCATCTGCATAATTTACAACTAATGCCCTAATTCCCGTGCTTTTACCCTGAATAATCTTTCCTACAAATCCATTTGCAGTGGAAAGAGTCCCACCAAGTTCTACTTTTACATAATTTGCTTTCAAATCAAGAGCTGCTTGGCCAGGAATTACCAAAGAACCTTCTTTAAAGAAATGATCAGATAGACTGGCAATTTGATTTTGCAGTATTGTCTGAAGTTGCGTCATTTCTCTGGCTTGAACAGAATTGCCAGGTTTGAAGAGTATTTTTAAGTACCCCTTATTTACATCATAATCATCAAAATAAGGAGCTACATTAAGATTTAAGGCCATGTTTTTCTTCTCTCAAATTAATTAGAATTCGAATACTATTTTAATATCTTCAATTTGGTCGATTGCTCTGGCAACCGGCTGTCTGTTTTCTGTATAAAGTACTTTACCAGAACCTGTCAATATGTCAAAAGGTTCTTCGTCTGCTGTACCAAAATCTGGGTGTTGTGGGCCCCTATAAGATTCTTCCGTAGCTGGTGGATTGTCTGTGGTTGCTTCTAGTGGGTCTGCAACAACAGCAATTTGTCTGAATTGTGCTTCATCTCCAGAAACAGGGAACATTACTTTGGTTTCACTATTACCCAAACTGTTATTTCTTGTGGATTGTTCATCATATTCTAATCTCATTGAAATCATGACATAATATCCAGCAAGCTCTTCAATGGCATTATAACCATGACCAAAATCTGGAGAAATAATAGGTTTGATTTTACACGCATTTACATTTGGATTTCCATCACCGCCAAATGCTGGAACATTTACAGTATCAATAGTTGCACTATCAATTGCGCTCCAATTTGCACCTTGGGCGGTAATTCTCATTTCTGAAATTTTGTCAATAGTTACAAGACCATATGCAGAGAAACCAGAACCATTACCAGCAATAGATACGCCTGGGGCAACAATAATATTTCTGTCTGCACCACCAGTAAATGTTCCATTGACCGTAACATTAGCAGTTGTTCCAGTTACATTCCATTCTGTGATTTCAAACTGTTCGTTATTACCTAAATCAACTACAAAATATCCTGTATAATCAAGAGAATTGTTTGGTAAATTTGTAATACTTAGAGTATTTCCACTTAAAGTTACACCAGTTTTATTAATATTTGGATGATAACCAGCACCACCAGAAACAGCGCCGCCTGGTTCGTTTGGTTCAATTTTAATAAATTCAATTTCTCCATCAACTGATGCCGCATTTTGTTGAATTTGCCACTGTACATACTCTGCACTAGTAGTATCAACGGGTTCATATAAAACAGTATCGACTGGAATATAGTCTTTAGTCAAAAACTTTAAGGCCTTTGAAAGTTCAATAGAATACATATACTTCCACACATATCCGTCTGAAGTTGTCTCAAATGAAGTAGTAGAAGTAGAAGTAGGTTTGACAGTAGATGCGACAGCTTGAACACCAACTGAATCGTCAATATATCTTTGGTTACTAATACATTTGTAGACATTGTATTGATTTCCAGAATCAGTAATTACATAATTGTTTGGAATGATTTCTTCTGGGGAATCGTGTTCAAACATTGTATAAACTCTTCCAGAAGTCCAATTAATTCTTGGAATAGCGAGAGTCATATCAGCATAATTGATCTTTTTCATTGCAATCGTATCTGCATTTACTGAATAACCATATCCAATAGAATCTTGTGGAGTTGGAGGATTTGCATCATTCACCCAAGGAGTATGTCTTGCAACTGACATATACAGATTGTTATATACTGCAAGACCTTGATGTACCCATGTTACAGTACCATCTGTAAGAGAAGATGGCGTAGGCCCTGTTCCTGTTGCTGCAGAAGTTCCATTAGAGACTGCAATGAAAAGGTTTCTGTTATTTACTACAGAATCCCCAGCAGAATATGCTCTGTTAGTTGTCCAGACAGGAGAAGAACGGTTTATTGATTGTAGGAATTCTTGTGCGTTGAAAATCCTCAATTTGTTTGTGATAATTGCTGCCATTTTTTTACCTTTTAAGTCTTTGTAAGTTTTTACTATTTATAATCTTTTTTAGTCAATCATAGTTGAACTTATCATATTATTCAATTCTTCCAATGTGGTTGGTTCTGAACTGAATTTTATTATACTCGATTCAGAAGCAAAATTAGTTTTATTATGTAACCCGCCGGGAACGATATATTTTCCAAATGTGTTCATATACAACTCATTTTCGTTATAATCAATTCTGTCTACATTATAATCTATCATCTGAGTTTTTTCATTGAATTTAGCTCTTTCTACTGATAAATTAGTAGGGCCCATTCTTTTTCTAGTACTAGAATTAGGATTTTCTTCACTCATTACCAAATATACAGGATTCAAATCTAAATGTGAATCTAGAACTGCTCTATATTTTCTATCCGATTTTTCTGTAATTTCAGAAATTCTAGTATTAGTCCATTGATGGTCAGTTCCATCCGTATTTGCAATCCAATCATAATCTCCAGCAACCTCAACTGGTAAGAAATACCACATATTAAATTCTGTAGGCCGTCTTGGAACATGAGTGAGTTGATTGCCTTGAATTAATTTTCTTCTATTCCAGTATGGGGAAGCTTCCATTTCTCTCTGTGGACTAAACAACAGTGCTGCGAGATTTTGCCAAGGATAATATGCTGTAAAGTAGAATTTAAATCTTTCTAGAGAACGATAGGTTGTATGTAAAGTAGGTACATCTCCTTCTTTGTTATTATTATATCTTCCAGAAATATTTATGATCATTTTTTCATCTCTTGGATTGGCACCATCTAGAGTAGAACCGACCCAATAGTTGTTCATTCTGTCCACATTTCCTCTAAAGATATTATCCCATCTGAATTCTACTTTGTTTTCTGGGGAAAGTGTTGGAATATTTTTATAATGTTTCAAATATTTCACAGTAAATGTGACTATTCTATCTTCAGCATCATCATCAAATTCAATTGAAGTGATTTGATATTTCGCCCAAGGACGTGTGTTTATGTATTCATCATTTGTAATTTCAGTATCAGACAAATCATATACAGTTACTGTATTTCCAATAAGTTCTGATTCGTAATAATTTTCATAATCTTTTCCAAACGCATCTTTGTAGTTCAATGCAATATATTTTACAACATTCCATTGGTATGCATCATCTTGATTTTCATCTAAAAGTGCATATCTACCAGAACCCGTGTCAACTGTGGCTGCTCCAATTGTATCATCAGATACCTCTCCAGTACCCACGCCCTGATACAATCCATCAATCGTGCTGTTTATTGTTGGTTGTCTATTATCATAGATAATTTTATATCCATAAGAATTTAAATCATTAGTGTTAATTGGGAATGAAGATCCATATGTCCATCTTCCCAAGCCATCCATATTTCTAACTTTCAAGTTGACATTTTTGATAATCTCATATATCAATTGACTCCATGCTGCATTTGCAGTCTTTCTCAATTCCGCCGTGGTAGTAATTGAGTATTCACCAAACATCATTAGTCCGGCCGGATGAACTACTTTCTTAACGATTTTTCTCCACTCATCAATATATCTACCAACTTTGATAACATATGAATAATCTTGCCACAAATAACTGTCAGTTATTCTATTATCTGCCGATAAGAAACCTTCATCATTAATATATTGTCCTTCTCTAACACAAACCGGCCCTGTCAAAACATTTACTTGTGCAGTACCATCTCCAAGTTGAGATAGGTCTAGAGTCGGTGGTGTATCGTAACCAACTCCAAACCCATCATACTGATCTTGAATATTGCTTTCATAAATATTGATTTTACTAATCCCGCCAACATTTTTTCCTTTGCCTAAGAAAAATGCGCCATCACCAATTGAATTATAATCCATAGTTTTGTCTTTTACATAACCATACAAATAACGAATATAATTACTACCACCAGTAATAAGTCTTGTTTTGCTTACTCCCGCCGGTGGCCGCGCAGAATATTTTACTCTCAATGAATGTCCATCTGGAAGTTGATATGACGAATAGATTCCATCAGAATCCATTCTTCTTAGAAGGATCGTATTTGCAGCAACTGCATTATTTGAATCGTAAATGATATATTCAATTTCATCATTAATAACAGAGTATGAAGTAATTATAACAGCATCTCCTGCTGTTAGTGGATTGTCAAAAACAATTTGATACCCATCAGTTGCAGTGAATGCTGTTGTTGGAGAATCATTGATAGTAATTACAATTTGCTGTGTTGAGTCATAATCTAATGTATATACAGTCTGTCCTTCTGTTGCTACAAATGCGCTTGTCAATTTTACCGAATTTCTAATATTTCTATAGCTTGGAACTGGATTTACATTTACAGGATTTAGTCCATTTCCAGACAACACATTTTCTGTTCCCAAATCTTCAATTAAAACATCACCATTCACATCCACTGGCTGCTCTTCATATCTTTGTCCTTTGGTAAATCTCATACTACCAAAGAAACCTAAAGTATAATCTAGTATTACATAGTCTGGTCCAGCGTCTTGTCTTGCACCAACATAAAAATTAGTACCTGTAGTATATTCAAGCATGTTTGTAGACGCAATAGTATTTTCTTTTTTACCATCAACATATATTGTAGTTGCATTGTCGCTAAAATAAACAGCGACATGGTGCCATTTTCCAAATTCTAATTGTGCAGTTGTTAATTGATTTCCAAGACTATCTTCTAGTAGAAGTGTTCCATCTGTCCTCTGCCAAAGAATTGTTTTCTGGTCTCCACCATCTTCGACATTGAAAGAAAAAATAGTCGAACCAGGCGAGGCCAAATCCGTTACGGATGTCGATTTTCTAAAATACCAAAAATCTAAAGTTAATTCATTATTTGTTAATTTATTTGATAAAATTACATCTATATCATCTGTTCTTGCATATCCAAAATCCGTATGAAGAGCATACTCTCCAACTTGATCCAATCCGGCCTTAAATCCATCCTTAACCCACTGAGCACCAAGAACTTGGCCAGGAATAGTAAGGGTTTGGTCTACAGAATATCCAGTTCCCTCCTTTCCAGCTGGAATTGAAATAGAATAGGTTCCAGAATTAACAGAAACATCAAATCTAGCACCCCTTCCTTTTCCATTTTGTACACTTACATTTGTATATGTTGTTTTATTTGCAGCAATTCCACTAACAACTGAAAGAGCCCTTACTTGTCCCGAAACAAATTCCCCATCTCTTATATTATCAACAACATCATCAATCCTAATTACAAGATCATTTACTCCAGATGCACCGCCAAGATGGATTCCATCTATAGAAATTAATGTTCCAATTTGATATCCTTCGCCTCTGCTCACTCCAAAAGGATTTACGACAGAATATGAACTTCCATCTACATTCACAGAAAATTTTAATCCAACACCGACAGGACCACCGTTTGGATTGTTTGCAACAAATATTGGATTATAAAATTCGTGGTTTGCGTCTGGAAGTGTTGGACTATTTTCTTGTGTAAATGATGTTATTTGTCCTCCCTGTGGACGTCCTATCGTTTTAAAACTATGAATTCTTCCATTGTCATCCACCTCAGTAACTTCAATTGTAAGGTCATGCTCACCATCAGTGCCGTTGATAACTGAGCCAGGTATCGTAAATGAATCTCCCACTTCATATCCACTAGTAGGAGATGGATTTCCATTAGAATCTGCATCACTCAATAAAACTGATATTAGTTTTGGATATGTTGCTTGTGTAGTATCAATATCCCAAACTGCGCCAGTACCGTTTACACTAGTTGTTGTATATGCATCGCTTTCAATATCAGTCACAACAACTCCACCCGCAACAGCTGTGATCTTAATGAATACATCATCATTAATGCTCTCGCCATCTGGTCTAAAAGTAGAACCATCAATTTTTACAATATCATTAATTGAATATAATTGAGAATTATCATCGGCATTTAAAGTGAGACTAGTAATAGTATTATTTTCTACAACAACATCAAAACTAGCACCAAAACCCAAACCATTGTTTAATACAGCCGTTTGGTCAGTCAATTGGATTACATTAGGAAAAATCGAAGTTGGATTTGCTGAAGGAGTGATAATTGATGCCGAAGTAATACCACCATCTGAATCTACGGAATCAATTCTAATATCCAAATCTTGTCTAATTCTAGTATCAGTAACTTCTCCAAAATTTGTATTTACCACATTATTCAATGGATTTTCTACGGGCATTAGAGATGCTTTATGTCTATATGCAAATGCATTTGACTTCCTATCCAAAAAATAACCATGAAATGTCATATCATTTTGATATATGATATCTGTTTCTCTAATGAAGGTTTCATAATCGTATAAAATTAAAACATCGTTTGTTTTAGAATCAATATTTTCAATTGAAACTATTGTATTTGTGGAATTTGAGGGATATATATCACCAGAAAGGGAAATATCAAACGACAGAACAGGATATTCTAAAGACTCTGGATTTTGATTGAAAACAACCTCATAGTCTGTAGTAACTGAGTCAATTTCGCTCACTTCACAAAGAGCACCAGATCCAAACGAACCAGTTTCTGCAAAATCTATTTGTTCGCCAGTAATATAGTTAGAACCAGATCCAATGATTTCAATTTCATCAAGAGAACCCATCGTTGTGTGTTGAATCATTGCAGAAAATCCAGTCCCAGAACCAGCATCAGAAACATAACTTGTGAGAGGTCTATTTCTTGGATAGTTTTGGCCAGGTTCAATAATATCAAATCCAACCACACATACATATAATTCCTCTTCATATGTTGTGTTATTTGTTTGAAGAATTTCAATTTTTTCTTTATTTGTAAAATCACCAGAGATATTTGTTATAAAATATTCTCTAACCGAATATGAACCAATAGTAACATCATTATAATATTCTACTGTAGCGGTTGCATTAGATGTTTTACCTTTTATTCTATATGGAGTTTCTACTTTAGGATCAGTAACCTTTGAAGGAGAATATGGAATTGCTCTTAAACTTCTAGTGCTGTCCCAAACATTGTTGCTCAACTTGAATAAATTATTTTTTGGATAATAGATATCTATATCTTCATTGAAAATAGAACGAAACAAAAATTTATATGATGGTTCTGTTCCTTTTGATTGATAGAAATCTTTCATAAACTTCAAAAAGTTTTTTTGATTTGTGTAACTAGTTTTTTTAATAGATGCATCAGAGACAATTTTCTTAACATCATCTTCACTATCAGCAGTTGCTGATGACTGTAAAATAGATTCAATATAAAATCTAACTTTAATTAAATCATTATTGGTTGGAGCTTCAGAATCTCCATTAACATCAATAAATTTAATTGTATTGTCAATCAAAACATAATCAGTATTTTCTACAAGCAAATTATATGAACCAGTAGAACCATTTGGATCGACATCAGGAGATGTTAAGAAATCAAGAACACCATTCAAAGAACTATCTGTCCCTCTCGCTGATCCTGCTAAATTTGTGAAAACCTTAATCTCTACAACTTTACTATCATCATCTGGGTTTCCAAGATAATAAAGAGGATTGAAATAATTTAATTTAAAAGTATGATTCGACCCATCTGCAAAGAAATTTTGGTCTGAAGTTGTAATAGTTGCAGATTGTGTATTATTTTCTGTATTTTCATTTGAAAACTCGATACCTTTTATTCTGGTAATGTTTGGAAAACTATCAGCCAGTTCACTTTTGAACATAGAAACAAAAAGGTCAAGAGTTTGGTCTAAATCAGTATAATCAATGATTTTTCCTGTTACATCAGATACATTAGATGGTTGAGATAACCATTCATAATATAATTCTAGAAATCTTACAAACTTACCATAATCTTCATCAGAAGAAATATAGTAAGGAAGTTGTTGTCTTATATAATTTGATATATCTTTGATGTTGCTTGACATTCTTAGTATCCACTACCAGTACCAGTATTAGTTCCAGACGAACCAGAACTGGTTTGAGCGCTGTCACTATAAACTCTCGTTATCGAAGAATTTGTTCCAGATGATGAAATAGATGCATTTCCTGTGTTATATGTTGTAGAAACATTTCTACTTACAACAACTCTCTGAGTTGAAATATCATAGTTCTCGTTGAATTCGTCTGTGTCTGGCAACATAGTTATATCCAGTTCTTCCATATCAATAAATATAATTTGATTTCTTACGGGAAAGATATCATTTGATGCTGGAGTACATGCAACCCCAAACACATCTCCACCTAAAACTCCAGATATATTTAAATCTGGAATATTGATCGTTCCTGTAGTGTAATTTATAGTTCCGATTGGAAGAGTATTATATACTCTTGTATTAAAATTATTGATATAATACATTCTAATAGAACCAAGTCCATTATCATCAATATAATATGGAACATCTCCACCAGATACATAAACAGCATTAGAATAAATTGAGTTTGGAGAAACAGCATTACTGAAGTTAAAGTTATATGCAGAAGCAGTATTGAGTGTTGCTATTTGTTCATTAATTAAAATCATGGTAGTCAAGTTGTTTGTGATAGACTCATCTGTTTGGTCAATTTTAGCCAAAAATTGAGAATATCTAAAATAACTATTGAAATCGTTTAAAAACTTTTCATTAAAATCTACAATAGAATTTTTCACTGCGGCTAACAAATCTGCTTCATCTAAAAGTGTTGCTTCATTATCATATTTGACTTGAATATTTAATTTCAGTTTAATAAAATCTGGATCTTCAATGACTGGAGTCAATCCCAATACTGAATAATTCTTTATCAAATTATTTTGAAGCGATTGTTTTTCGAGTTGCGAAAGATACAATCCAGTATTGGGTTTAATTGAAATAAAAACCCTACCGTATTGGGGTGGGTTATTATCTTCTCCTCCCCAAATATTCATTGATGCAGTCTGTGGATATATTTTTGGAACAATTGTCATATAATCTCTAGCAGTTACTGCCCTATTTTGTCCTTCAAAAGTTCTTGGAGCATAAAACTTGATAGATTCTATGCTTTCTTTATCTGCACCATTGTAAGTTCTTCCGACAATTTCAAGGTTGTTTGGAACCAAAGTAGATGATGCTGGTTTGATTCCGTCTGGAATACTTTTGCCCAACAAAGTCATTTTTCCACCAAAACCATTTGCTGCTGCGCCAGCAGTAGTAATATATTTTATAGTTATCACATTACCAGACACTAATTCTTTTCCTAGAACACCATCTCCAAATAATATTTCATATTTTCCATCAGTAGATTCTTGTAAAAAATATCTTGTAGAAATATCTGTCAAAGACATTGTATCTGTATTGATGCTATATTCTTCAATTGTATCGCTAAATTGATTTTCTTTTACATAAACTTTAAGAGAGGATGTGTCTACATTTTGATTTGAAATATAAAATTTTTGATTTGGATCAGAAGTATCTACCGTATACATTTCTTGAACTTCATTTCCTTGAATCAATTCCAAATCAAATATTTCATATATGTGACGATATTTTCCGTTACCCATATCAATAGGATTTTGAGAACGATTTACAACTCTATTAATTTTAGGGACAAATTTATACTCTACGCCATCTGCATTCAATTTGAAAACAAAATTTCTATCAATTTTAATATTTGTATATTTTGAATTTAATCTATCGCTCACAGAATTTTCTATCACGAATGTAGCAACAATAGTTGCCTCTGAAGATTTGTTCGATGATGGTGTATAACCCAGCAATTTCGCCTTAGAAACAACATTATCTCTCAACCTTGCAGTTTCAAGAAACATTTCATTTGCCATCATATTCAAATAAAATGAATTATAATATGTATTGTATCCTAATATATCAGTAAGAGTATTAAGGGCAGATCCTTCAAAATTATAATCTTTGAAAGTCTCGTCTGACTGCATATATGCCTTGATAGATTGTTTAATTGAATTGAAATCTAATTCGGATATGTTAATGTTCTTGGCCATTTATCTTACTCTTTTTACTTGTAGTGTATATTCATACATTTGTGTTGCTGGTGGAACAATATATTTAATTTCAATGTTGATCTGATTATTATCAGTAGATTTATGAACTGAACCTTTGCCGTATCTATTTTCTCCATCTCCAACAAAATTAACTTCCATTACATTGATTCTTGGTTCATATTCTTCTAGAACTAATTTTATATTTTCTTTTATATTTATCTGGCCTGGAATAGATAAAAACTCAATATCTGGAATGAGTTCAAACAAACTTGCATATAAATCACCACCGAAAGCCGGATTAAAAGGTTTTTCTCCTTTATTTGTTAACAAAATATTAATTAAACTCTGTTCTATTGCCGGAAATTGATTTAGTTGTGGTTTATCTGTTTTAATTTTCACATCACCACTAGGCATTCTGGTGAATTTCAAATCAAAATCTTTATTCGTCTGAAGTGTTGCCATTTTAGTTTCCTATGGGTTTAGATCTATTCTTGGTGCTTTGATTGTTGTATTTCCACCACTCTGCGAATTCAGAGTTTTACCAATCTGGGCATCAACCGCGCCACTCACTTTTATATTTACATCTTTATCTACGACTATGTTCAGATTCCCTTTCACATATATGTTATTTTCTCCAAAGACAATCTGATAATTATCCTTCACAACCTTTGTTACTGTCGTGCCGTCTGGATGTATCTCTTGAAATGTTCCTGACTTGTGCATAGTATGTATTCTTTCTGCACCAGGCGTATCGTCAAATTCTTGAATATGTCCCGACTCAGTAAACAAAACTTTATTGTATGGATATTCTGCTGCATAAGGATTATCTGGTTCTTTAAACAAATCCGTTTCATCAATACTATTTTCTTTTTGTTGTACAGCCGCTGGTTTGTTTTCAGCAGGAGTATTGGAAATTCCTTTATTGTTTGTGGTATATCCATCTGAGGTTGTTGCAGCTGCTGCTTCGGCTTCT